CAATACCACTCCCGACGTACAACTCCTCCTTAGAGCGTCTATTGAGGAGTTCTCAGGGAACTGTAGATTCATTTTCACTTGCAACTACAAAAATAAAATCATTGAACCCCTCCATTCGAGATGTGCTGTGGTGGAGTTTGGTATTCAGGGAAAACTTAAACAAGAAATTGCAGCAGCATTCTTCGGAAGATTAGTAAGTATTTTAGAAGAAGAAAAGATTGAAGCAGATAAGAAAGTCCTAGCAGAATTAATCAATAAACATTTTCCTGATTGGAGAAGAGTATTAAATGAGTGTCAGAGATACTCTGTTAGTGGTAAGATAGATACTGGTATACTGGCCCACTTTAGTGATGTAAAAGTAAATGATCTCATTAAAAACCTCAAGGAAAAGAACTTTGCGGAAGTACGTAAATGGTGTGTCAATAACTTGGATAACGATCCTTCTGTTTTATTACGTCGTATTTACGATAATCTTTACACTTCCTTGGTTCCTTCTTCCATCCCTGCTGCTGTTCTCATACTTGCTAAGTATCAGTACCAAATCGCTTTTGTTGCGGACCAGGAGATAAATATGCTTGCATGTCTCACTGAGATTATGGTAGAATGTAATTTCAAATGAATATAAAAGAAAAAATCTCTGCAGCAAGAGATAGAATTAAAGAGCTGGAGGTATTGATCGATGCATGGGAATCCCAACTACCTAATAGGAAATTTGGTGAAGAGAATGATCATGTAGAACCTACAGTTAAAACCCCACATGGTCAGATTAGTGAAACTCTAATGAGTGGAGCATTAGGTGACCACTACCGTAAACCACTAAACTAAACAAATGATCTTTCTATCAACCCCATCAGTGTATAATCTACCTGGCACATGGGAAAAGCAACCCCTTATTCCTCATTTAAATCTTACACCTGATCAAGGATTAATTTTATTCTTTGGTTTACTTTTGTTTGGTTTAGTGGGATGGGGATTATATCTTACAGTAGGATCGGGTAAGAAAGAATTAAGAGATCCTATTGATGAACATGCTAAGATGCATGAGTTGGGTATAGCACATGGCCATGGTGGAAACAAAGAGGCATATGAGATGTCTGGAAAGTTAAAGCATAGTCATGAGGATTGAAACCAGAGAAGCAATGGAGATGTTGTTTTCGGCAAAATGGAACTTGCCGAAAGCAGCAAAACATTGTAGACTAACACATAAGGAGATGAAGATCACCTTTAGTGAGTATTGTGCTTTGCATGATGCAGCTTATAAAGCACCTGATGCTGCTATACAATTACATTTAAATTATGATAATAAATGAAATAGATGCTTTATGGGCTGCTGATCAATTTATTAATTACTTTGAAAATTTTGTATCTATAGAAGATTATCTCAGATATGTTAAAAAGGAAGTAATATCACAAAAAAGTCATTTAAGTTCTTTAAATGATGAATTTTTTAATGAAGATATTCATCCAGAAGAGATGGATTTTGATATTAAATTTATAGGTAATAGATTTAATAATTCTTTACCGCAGGAACATTATGTCAATCTTTTAGCTGCGGTTTCATCTCATAATAATGAAAGTAATATTCCTGGTAGAGAATTGCGGTGGATGATATTTGAAAAGAGAACGCAAAAGGTCTTAGGATTTGTTAGGTTTGGCTCCCCTACTATTAATTCCAAACCAAGAAATATATGGTTAGGTAAACCACCTAATCTTTCTTTGTTTAATAAACATGCTGCAATGGGATTTGTAATTGTTCCATCCCAACCTTTTGGTTACAATTACCTTGGCGGTAAACTTTTGGCATTGATGTGTGTCTCTCATTTTGCTAGAGAGACTTTGAATCAAGTATTTGAAAAAGATATTGCATTGTTTGAGACCACTTCATTGTATGGTTCTACGACCTCTGCATCCCAGTATGACGGTCTTAAACCTTTTATGAGGTATAAAGGACTCACTGAGAGTAAATTTCTTCCCTTGCTTCATGAGGAGGTATTTCATAAACTTCATAAGCGGTTTACTTATTGGAATAATAATACACCTTTGACTGAGAATAGGGCTTCTTCTAAGAAGATGAAAAGGCAGACCAAGATGATTTCTATTATTAAGAACTCTTTGAAAGATAAAGAAAAATTAGATCATTTTAATAAAGTTATTACTATGGCATTTGGATTAACTCAGAAGAAAAGGTTTTATATTTCGGATTATGGATATGGGAATGTTAGAGAAGTCTTACTTGGTGAGCAAGATAAGTTAATACGTGGACCTAACTGGGATAAATTTCACCTAGATAACATATATGCATGGTGGAAAAGGAAGGCAGGTAAACGTTATGACAAACTTAAGCAAGAAGGTCGTTTCAGAGATAAGGTCGAACTCTGGACAGAAGATGACAACATTCAAATCATAAGATAATGGAAGAAGATCATTTACCTGAACATATTAATAATCTTTGGGAGGATATGGATCGTCTTAATGCTCTATATGAAGAATTAATGTGGCCTCATGATGTGGACTTGGAGTTTAAGGCTGATTATGAAAATAATCGTATTATTATAAAACCTTATGAAAACTGAATTGAAAGATTGGTTAAATTCAATCAATTTTACTAAAGAGGATTTGTCTCATGATATAAAGGACTATCCTCCTTATATTGTTAATCGTTGTTTATCAGGTAACCTTGATTGTATAATGTATACTAATGAGATGAATAAGTATTCATTCCTAGATAAGGACATGCAATATTCATTTTATCTAAATACTCTTAGAAAAAGGAAGAGATTCAGTCCCTGGCTCCGTAAGGATAAAGTCACAGACCTTGAAATCATTAAACAATACTATGGTTATAGTAACGAAAAGGCATCTAATGCTTTGAAAATATTAACCCCTGAACAAATTAATTTTATTAAACAACGACTTGAAACTGGAGGATCGCAATGACTACCACTGAACCTGAAGTAAAGTGGTCTCAAGACCAAATGGTTGAGGTTACACTTAATGAACCAGATGATTTTTTAAAGGTAAGAGAAACCCTTACAAGAATTGGTGTAGCATCAAGAAAGGAAAAGAAATTATATCAGAGTTGTCATATCTTGCATAAACAAGGAAGATATTATATAGTGCATTTTAAAGAATTATTTGCACTGGATGGAAAACACGCTAACCTTACTGGTAATGACGTTCAGCGTCGGAACCGCATTGCTCGTCTCCTTTCTGATTGGGGTCTCATATCTGTAGTCAAAGCAGAAGCAGTTACTGATATTGCTCCATTAAATCAGATAAAGGTTTTGGCTTATAAGGATAAGGGAGATTGGGTATTAGAACAGAAATATAATATAGGTAAGAAAACTAAACCAGTAGAAGATACGTAACTTTACTAAAGTCTTTTAAAAAAGTGCTTTACATATAAATAGTTTTGTGTTAGATTGAAAACAAATGATCCTAAACTAAAATTGGTTATGGATATTATTAGAAGTACACTGGAGGTAAAATGCACAATTTAATCTCGTACAATAATCTCAAGGCATGGCCTTCAGTTGAAGAGCCAACGGGTACAGATCAAGTAGCGGAATACTTTGAGTGTATCACTGACTGTGCAATAGACGACAAAAGTTGCATCCGAGAATGCAGATTAGTTTTAGACTAGAAAACCGAATAGAATTGGGAGGGGTTTCACACCCCTCTTTTTAATGCTTGCTTGTATAATTAGTATTGTACGCTTCGGGTACACAATTCACACTCGCTTTTAAAGGAGAACCATGAACACACTAGCAAGATACAATGCTGCAAATCTTCCAGATCTTTTTGATAAGATTACCAAGAACAGCATAGGGATGGATGATTATCTGAATAGTTTCTTTAATTCAGATTTCCCACAATCAAATTATCCACCATATAATTTAATACAATTGAATAATCATGAGTCGAAACTCGAAATCGCACTTGCGGGCTTTAAGAAAGATGAACTTAAAGTCTATACGGAGTTTGGAAAACTATATGTCCAAGGCAAGAAAGAAGAATCAAAAGTTGATGGAGAATTTGTCCATAAAGGATTGGCCCAACGTTCCTTTGAACGAGTTTGGAAGATCTCCGATGATACGAAGGTTGGATCCGTCAAGTTTGAAGATGGATTATTAACCGTGGAACTAAATAAGATAGTACCAAAACATCATGCTCGTAAAGAGTATCTTTAATTATGGCTTTATCGCAACAAACACGAGACCATTTGCTTGAGGCAGAGGGTAGTCTTAGAGCAGCAGTTAGATGTGCTGCTTCGAGTGAAAAACCCATAGTGGTTACTCAACTATCTCAATTGCTAATGGACATTGAGAGAATTAGAGAATTTGAAAAACTGCAAGACATTGTAGATGCAGAAATTCAAAAGAAAAGAGAGTCTTGACAGACTCTCTTTTTTTTCTTATAATATAAGGAGGTAAATATAGATTATGACGGTTAAACTGGTACTCTTAAAATCAGGAGAAGATATCATTGCGGATGTCACTGAAATGGTTGTAGGGGAAGAGAATGATAGGAAAGTAATTGGATATTTTTTCGATAAACCTTGTATCATTAAATTGAGAGAGGGTGAAGAAAATCCAGATAAAAAATCTGCATATAAGATTTCTATGTTTCCTTGGATGCCCCTTTCTGAGGATTCTAATATCCCTGTTCCAGCTGATTGGGTAGTAACAATGGTGGAACCAAAAGAACAATTAAGAAAAATGTATTTGGAGGATGTAGTAGGAAATGGCCAAGACAGTGAAGATAGTGACTCTAGTAAGTCATCAGATTCTGATTAGTGAGATTGCAGAAATTGCAGCAGTCGTTCCTGGTGAACCTGATTGTAAACTAATTAATCCTTTTATTATTAAGGAAGATAATGTATTAGAACCTTGGTTGCTTAATGTGACTAAAGATGATATATTCATGATGAGTTCTGACAAGATTCTTACTCTTGTTGATCCCACACCAACTTTACTTGAAAAATACTTAGACCTTACAGAATGAAATTCTACACCAATGTCCAACTCATCGGAAACCAATTCTTGGTCCGAGGTGTAGATAATGGTAAGAGATATGAACATCGTGACGAGTTCTTTCCGACTCTATTTGTCAAATCTAAAAAGAATCTTAAGACTAAATATAAAACGTTGAGTGGAGAATCAGTTGAAGCAATTAATCCAGGCACGGTACGGGACTGTCGTGACTTCTATAAGAAGTACGAAGATGTTGAGGGATTTGAGATATACGGGAATGATAGGTATATTTACCAATATATTTCAGACAAATACCCAGAGGATGAAATCAAGTTTGACATATCTAAAATTAAGCTTGTTACTTTGGATATTGAAACTACGTCTGAGCAAGGCTTCCCTAATGTTGAGTCGTGCTCAGAAGAGATTCTGGCAATCACAATCCAAGACTATACAACTAAGCAGATCGTTACTTGGGGAAGTAAACCCTTTAAGAATACTAGGAATGATGTAATATACCATCATTGCCCCACGGAGTATGAATTGCTTTCCTCGTTCATAAATTATTGGATGCAAGATGTTCCTGATGTGATTACTGGTTGGAACATAGAATTTTTTGATATACCTTATATTTGTAAGAGACTAGAAAGAGTTCTTGGTGAGAAGTTAATGAAGAGATTCTCGCCTTGGGGCCTTGTGAGTGAGGGTGAAGTTAATATCATGGGACGTACTCATATTACATTTGATGTGGGTGGGGTGACTCAGTTAGATTATATAAACCTTTATAAAAAGTTTACTTACAAAGCCCAAGAATCTTATCGATTAGATTATATTGCAAAGGTAGAGTTGGGTCAGCAGAAGTTAGACCACTCTGAGTATGATACGTTTAAGGACTTCTATACAAATGGTTGGCAGAAGTTTATTGAGTATAATATAATTGACGTGGAACTTGTTGACCGTCTGGAAGACAAGATGAAACTGATTGAACTCGCATTGACGATGGCATATGATGCCAAGGTCAATTATAATGATGTGTTCTATCAGGTTAGAATGTGGGACACCATCATTTATAACTATTTGAAGAAGAGGGACATAGTTATTCCTCCTAAGAATAGATCTCAAAAAAACGAAAAGTATGCAGGTGCTTATGTCAAGGAACCGAAACCAGGAAAGTATGATTGGGTTGTTAGTTTTGACCTTAACAGTCTGTACCCTCACCTTATTATGCAGTATAATATTTCCCCAGAGACCCTCAGAGAAACTCGCCATCCCAGTTCGAGCGTTGAAAGGATCCTAAACGAAGAAGTAACTGACTTTGATCCTGAGTATGCTACATGTGCCAATGGAGCACAGTATAGAAAGGATGTGCGTGGATTCTTACCTGAGTTGATGGATAAAATGTATGGAGATCGTGTGGTCTTTAAAAAACGAATGCTTGCTGCTAAACAAGAGTATGAAAAGAAACCATCGGTGGCACTCACAAAAGAAATTGCCAGATGTAACAACATCCAAATGGCAAAGAAGATATCGCTTAACAGTGCTTATGGTGCTATTGGCAATCAGTATTTTCGATATTACAAATTGGCTAACGCTGAAGCCATTACCTTGAGTGGGCAAGTTTCTATTCGTTGGATAGAGAATAAGATGAACCAAAAGATCAATAAGATCTTAAAAACTGAGGATGTTGATTATGTTATTGCTTCAGATACTGATTCCATTTACCTTAATTTGGGGCCTTTGGTTGACCGTGTATACGAGGGCAGAGAGAAAACTACTGAGGGCGTTGTGTCGTTCCTTAATAAGGTGTGTGAAACTGAATTTGAACCTTATATTGAGAGTTCTTATGAAGCGTTGGCCGACTACGTAAGTGCCTATGACCAAAAGATGCAGATGAAGCGAGAGAACATTGCTGAGAGGGGTATATGGACTGCTAAGAAAAGATACATTCTAAACGTATGGGATAGTGAGGGTGTTCGATATGAAGAACCCAAACTTAAAATGATGGGTATTGAAGCAGTTAAGTCTTCTACACCAGCACCTTGTAGAGAGATGATCAAAAATGCTCTTAAGATTATGATGAATGGAACTGAAGAAGAGGTGATTGATTTTATTGACAAGTCACGTAAGGAATTTAAGACACTTCCACCAGAGGATATTGCTTTTCCACGTTCTGCTACTAATGTAGAAAAGTATAAAGCATCTTCTACAATATATGCTAAAGGAACTCCTATACATATACGTGGTGCATTATTGTTCAACCATTATGTCAAAAAACATAAGTTGGATAATAAGTACTCTCTCATTCAGAACGGCGAAAAAGTTAAATTCTGTTACCTGAAAAAACCTAATATTATTCATGAGAATATTATTTCGTTTATTCAGGATTTTCCATGCGAAATTGGTCTTGACAAGTATATAGACTATGACCTACAATTTGACAAAGCCTTCTTGGAACCACTCAAAATTATTCTTGATTCTATTGGGTGGAATGTTGAGAAAACTGTAAACCTAGAACTTTTCTTCTCCTAATGGAACTACCTATTAACGATAAAGATTTAGCGATTATTGTATCTGCACTTTCTTTGGGTGGAGATGCAAGACTGTATCATCTTTTGAAAGGAGTAAAAGAGGATAGAGCACTTAAACTTGAACAGAGGACTACTTAATGGATTTTTTGAAAGACATTGTAAAGGAGATTGGAGATGACTTCACCCAACTCGCATCCGACATTGAAGAGACTGAAAGATATGTGGATACAGGTTCGTACATTTTTAATGGACTTGTATCAGGTAGTATATATGGTGGTGTATCTGGGAACAAGATTACTGCTATTGCTGGTGAATCTAGCACTGGAAAAACTTTCTTCTCTCTCGCAGTTGTCAAAAATTTTCTTGACTCTAATCCTGATGGGTATTGCCTTTATTTTGATACAGAAGCCGCAGTTAATAAACCCTTATTGGTATCTCGTGGAATTGACTTAAATCGACTTGTTGTAATTAATGTAGTAACCATTGAAGAGTTTAGGGTTAAGGCACTGAAGGCAGTTGATAAATATTTACAAATGCCCATAGAGGATCGCAAACCATGTATGTTTGTGTTAGACTCCTTGGGAATGCTTTCCACAGAGAAAGAGATTAGGGACGCACTTGATGATAAGCAGGTAAGGGATATGACCAAATCCCAACTTGTCAAGGGTGCTTTTAGAATGCTCACTTTGAAACTTGGTCAAGCAAACATTCCACTTATAGTTACTAACCACACTTACGATGTCATTGGTTCTTATGTCCCTACAAAAGAAATGGGAGGAGGTTCTGGCCTCAAGTACGCAGCGAGTACAATCATATATCTCAGCAAGAAAAAGGAGAAAGATGGAAAAGAAATCATCGGAAACATTATCAAAGCAAAGACTCACAAATCACGTTTAAGTAAGGAGAATAAGACGGTTGAGATACGTTTATTTTACGATGATCGTGGCCTTGACCGTTATTATGGTCTATTGGAACTGGGTGAGATTGGGGGACTCTGGAAGAATGTCGCAGGAAGATATGAGATTGGAGGCAAAAAGATATACGCAAAACAGATCCTTTCTGAACCAGACACCTACTTTACTGACGAAGTAATGCAAGCTCTTGACGAAATAGCACAAAAGGAATTTAGTTATGGAGAAGGTTGAGTTTCTAATTCTTAGAAACCTTTTATATAATGAAGAGTACGTCCGTAAAGTAGTTCCCTTTCTTAAGGCAGAATACTTTGAGGACTTTAATCAAAAGGTTGTATTTGAAGAGATTTTAAATTTCGTTCAAGAGTACAACACACCTGCTACAAAAGAAGTTCTTTGTATTGAGACTGAGAAACGTCAAGATATAAATGATTCTTCTTTTAAAGAAATTACTGATCTCATAGGATCTTTAGAAGAATCTCCTGCAGAATTTAATTGGTTAGTCGAAACCACTGAGAAATGGTGTCGAGATCGTGCTATATATTTGGCACTGATGGAATCAATTCAGTTAGCAGATGGAAAAGATGAATCCAAAGGAAGGGATGCTATTCCTACTATTCTCTCTGATGCTCTTTCTGTTTCTTTTGATACTAATGTAGGACATGATTATCTAAGTGATTATGAGGAAAGATACGAATCGTACCATAGGAAGGAGGACAAGATACCGTTCGACCTCGAATACTTTGACAAGATTACGAAAGGAGGTCTTCCGAATAAAACTCTCAACATTGCTCTTGCTGGCACAGGGGTTGGAAAGAGTTTATTTATGTGCCATGTGGCTAGC